AGCCATTAGTCTAACTTCACCCGCATACACTTGTATTCCAAAGTTGCCGCTTGTGCCCGCTGTTATTCTACCCAGCACTGTTGATAACGTTACAGTGGGCCCAGCAAGATCTTGCCCTAGACCATCTACATAACCGCTTGGACTTGAATTTGAATCCTGATAGAAACTTGTGATAATTTTAGTAATAACACCAAGATGTTTGACTTTGGCTGGCGGGCTGATCCAAATAGGAGTTGTCACTGTTAGTGTAGCCACTTCAATAGGGCTGTCATTTCCCACAGGCACTGTTCTACTGCTCCAGTGTACGTCAAATAATTCCAATGTGGTCAAGCTGGTCCAGTCAACATAGTTGTCTGTGGTCTGCAATTCCAAACTGGGATTAAACAATACCAATATCTGTTCAAGTATTTGTAATTTTTGATCAGTGTTTGCAGACCATATATCCACTTTCATCTTTAACAAAAACGGAGTAGGCATCACTCGTTCAACGGTATAGTTACGACCTTGACTTTGATTATAAGTATCATTGCCAGTTATAGGGTCAACTTGAATATCCCGTTCTCTGAAATTAACTTTTCCAACAAAACTGGAATCACTGAGTCTAGTGCGATCCAAACTTAAATCGCCCACATATACTGAGATCCTAGGAACACTGTTAACTTTGTTTTCACTGTTCTGTCTCACAATACTGGCAACTTGTCTATCAGCATCACCGTACATAACTGGTATACGCACCAGTGTACCGTCGCCATATTTCACTACAAAATTACTGAACACACGAATTGTTTGCGTGATATAACGTCTTATCTGACCGTCGTAGAAGAATTGCATTATAGATCCGCCTTGGGTTTAAGTGCCTTACTAAGACTTTGTCTTTCTTCTTCACGCACATTGTACAAAGTCACAGTCCATGCACCGTCGTAGGGAATAGTTTCTTGTGCCAAGTTGATAACTGGTAATTCTATTTGTATAAAGTTGCCGTTGATAGAAATTAAACCTGGATGATCCACAAGTGCATATTCTAATTTAGTAGTTTCCAGTTTTAACACAACATATGGTGCTGTAACAGTGGATGCAATGGTGGTGCTCACCACAGTATCTCCAGACACTAATCTCACATAATCAGTGGCAACAATATCAGTATACATGTGATTGGTATTGTTGATAAAGTTAGTTTTGAAAGTGCGTCTTGTATCAGTGTTGGTCATGCTCATGCGTACTGCATCTTCAACTTTGATCCAACGGGTACTGTCAAATCTAAACAGCCTATTGGGTAAAAAATCAGTACGCAAAAAGAAATCATTTTGTGCAGGTGCCATGGGAAACTGTATGCCAAATCCAAAGTCGTATCCGTTGGCTGGAAAACCGTCACCCACCAAATATCCTGTGTATCCTGTACGTTCAGGTATTCCGTTCACCTGACTTGCTCTCACACTTGAAGCCGCGGTAATGTCAGTTTCATCCGCAGTTGTTAGTGTTGGCTTGCCTGCGGAATCAACTGCAAGTGTATAAAATTGTCTTGTTTCGTATCCGCTCTTGGGTGCATCTGCTTCTGCTTGTGCAACAACTTGGTCGTTAATTTCAAGTTCTTTGTTGTGTGTACTGAGCAAATCACGCAGAGTCATACCACTTGGATCACCGTTTGCATCCGTTGCAGGTTTATTGAGAATGTCAGCAAATTGTTGACTGTCTGTTATTTTCTTAAGTCTCAATCTGTACAAATGCGGATACCAAGTTGGGCTGAATCCTTCACTGGCACGACCCACATCTTCAACCACATAGTAACGCGGCAGTGCGATATCATAATCATTTAAGGCAAACTGATCCTTCAAATGCGGCAATTCCAGCACATCACCGCTGATGGGTTTGCGAGCAATATACTTGATAAAATCGTTGATATGCACAGTCATAAAAATTGTATCGCTATCAATAAACAGGCCAAACTGACTTAGATTAAAGTCAATGTTCTGCACATTGTAAATGCCACGAATACGATAAATTTCTTCTTCGTATTTTCTATCACGATTTTCTAAAAACAGCAAATCTTGTATGTTTGTCACGTTATATGTGTCAATTACAGGCTGATCTGCGGTACCGTTGGGGTTTAATTTTGGGCCCATGTATTTGTGCAAGTATACATCAGTGCCGCCGACCTGAAACATCTCAGAAATCTGGCGATCCATAAATTTATAATCTTGCCCACGTTCGGGTTTATACAGTGATAGTCTTGGCATATGATATTTATCGCCGCATAAATATACATGGAGAACTTATATGGACGATCTACCAGCAACAACAGAATCTAATTCATTATTGGAACGAAACAAAGTGTTTGACTATGTTCGTGCCATGCTTGGCGACGGCATGATTGAAGTAGAGCTTGACCCTATTCACTATGAAACTGGACTTGATCGTGCGTTAAATCGCTTCAGACAACGCAGTCCAAATGCAGTGGAAGAAAGTTACAGCTTCCTTGAACTTATACAGGATCAAAACGAATATCGCTTGCCTGATGAAATCATCAATGTGCAAAGCGTATTTCGCAGAGCAATTGGCAGTAGAAGTGGCATGGGTGCAGGCGGCACATTATTCGAACCGTTCAACTTGGCGTATACAAATACCTATTTGATGAGTGGAAGTATGATGGGAGGCCTTGCAACATACGAATTATTTGCTGGTTATCAAAAGTTAGTGGGCAAGATGTTTGGATCGTATATTGAATTCAGTTGGAAGCCCACAAGCCATATCTTAAATATTTTACAACGTCCGTTTGCACAAGGCGAACAAATTCTAATCAAGAGTCAGAACTATCGTCCAGACTGGGTATTGCTACAAGATATCTACGCCAAGCAATGGCTCAAAGATTACACACTGGCCAGCTGTAAAATCATGCTGGGTGAAGCACGCTCTAAGTTTGGCAGTATTGCGGGCCCTGGCAGTGCTATCACACTGAATGGCACTGCACTATTGACTGCTGGAACCACCGAACTCAAAGAGCTTGATAAAGAAATGGAAACTCTCATAGCAGGCGGCACGGGTTATTCATTCGTTATTGGCTAACAAATAAGTTGACCTTGTAATAAAACTGTTATATAATAGAGTTACTTTAGGAGGCTCTATGATCATAGGTGTTTGCGGTTTTATTGGTTCCGGCAAAGATACCATTGCTGATTATCTTACTAACTTTCACGGATTCCGTCGAGAATCATTTGCCAACAGTCTTAAAGACGCAGTGGCACAAGTGTTTGGTTGGGATCGAACAATGCTAGAGGGCCGCACAAAATCCGCACGTGAATGGCGTGAGCAAGTGGATCCGTGGTGGAGTAATCGATTGGGATATTCTATAACCCCACGATGGGTATTACAGTTTTGGGGAACTGAAGTTTGCCGCCGAGCATTTCACGATGACATATGGATTGCCAGCTTAGAAAACAAGTTACGTAACAGCACCGACGATGTTGTGATCAGTGATTGCAGATTTCCCAACGAAATCAAGTCAATTTGGGATGCTGGCGGTATTGTTGTACGAGTTGTTCGTGGCCCAGAACCTGAATGGTACGATGCAGCAATCAGCATGAATAAAGGCGACCGAGGCAATATGACTTGGGCATTGAGCAAGGCTAAAATGGAAGAGTTGAAAATTCATGCCAGCGAAACAGCATGGGTTGGTACTGACTTTGATGCAGTGTTAGACAACAACGGAGACATTGATGACTTGTTTACACAGGTCAAAGGTCTGGTGTCAAATCTCCCTGCTTCCACTTTACACCTTCACGATGAAGAAGTCTCTGACAGTTTGCACACACTGTCTTGAGATTGATAGGACGGCAGTTGTCTAAATTGCCGTCCACATGAAATACCGCAAATACTTCTGAGTGTGGACTTTTAAATCCGCACTTATCGCATGTTGGTTTAATACGGTATCCTGAACGATACCATCTTGCAACACCTGCATTGGCCACACCCTTCATACAGACATTGCACATACTGCGATAGTATGTGTGTCCGTTCTTGCGATAATTAACTGCGGCAGGTCTATAACCGCAGGAACATAGTGGTCTCATAGTGTATTTAAACAAAACCAGGCCTTTTGGAGGCCTTTTCAGCATAGTATATCAGCTATAAAAACCAAAAAACCTATAAATACATTTGAACATGTATTCATGGAGATAAAACATATGGCTCAATTAAGTTCACCAGGCGTAAGCGTAACAGTAATAGACGAGAGTTTCTACACTCCAGCTGCCCCCGGCACTGTACCGTTAATTGTGGTTGCTTCCGCAGAAAATAAACAAAACGGTGCAGGTACAGGTACTGCACCCGGAACACTGGCAGCAAACGCAGGCAAAGTATATTTGCTTACCAGCCAGAAAGATCTTGGAGACACATTTGGTGTGCCCAAATTTTACACTGACTCAAACAACAATCCTATCCATGCTGGCGAACAGAATGAATATGGATTAGAGGCTGCTTACAGCTTCTTGGGTGTGAGCAATCGTGCTTATGTTGTTCGTGCAGATTTGGATCTTGATCAACTAACAGGCAAAGCAGATGCTCCTGTTGGCGAACCAGCTGATGGAACATACTGGTTTGACACAGCAGATACCAAGTTTGGTGTTAATCAATACAACGCAGATACTGGCATGTGGGATACAACCAATGTTCGTCGTCCAACAATTATCACTGATGTTAATCAACTAATTGACAACGATGCAACTGAAGCTCCCAGAGCAACAGTTGGTGCCAACGGTGAGTATGCATTGGTAGCAACTACCAATTTAAATAGATTATATTACAAAAAACTTCTAACTAACACTGCCGCAGGAACATGGGTTGAAGTCGGAACACCAGCATGGCGTGCCAGCTGGCCAACTGCAACTGGAAATGCACTAAATCCAACACCGTTGGCAGGCGATGATATTGTCATTAACGGTGTCACAATAACTGGGCCAACAACCTTGGCCGCACTAGTTACTGCCATCAATGCTGCAAACATTTCAGGTATTACCGCAGCCGCAATTAGTGGATATTTAAATCTGTATTCCACAGGCAACAACATTGTAATTAGTGGTACCACAGTGGCAAAAGTTGGGTTAAGTTCAACTACATATGCTCCTCCTGCATTGGCCATCAGCAAGCACACACAAGTTCCAACATTTGACGTGGACAATCGCCCAACTGGTTCAATCTGGATCAAGACTACCAAACCTAATCAAGGTGCGGACTATATTGTTAAAAAATACAGTTCAGCTACTGGTGCATGGGTAGAGCAAGCAGTTTCTTTATATCCAAATGCAGCCTACGCACTTAACGGATTAGATCCACTAGGTGGCGGATTAGGACTAGCAGTTGGTGCTGTTTATGTAAAAACAGATGACGGAGATCTTGGAACAGCTACTTCTAAAATTTATGCACGTTCTGGCGTTGGTCCAACTACAGTGACTTCAGCAGCAATTACATCAGGTAATAACTTCACTGCTGGCACTAATGAATTTTATTTGGACATAAGCCGTGCAGGATCAAATACCTACACTGAAGTTGATGTTACATTCATTGCAGGAACTGACCCTGTACAAAACGTAAATTCACTATTAGATCAGTTGCATTCGCAATTATCTGGACTTCCAGTAGCTGCCACAAGAACTGCTGCCAATCAAATTGTTATTAGTCACACACAAGGCGGCGATATCAAATTTTACAATGACGCTAACAATCCATTAGACAAGTTGTTTAGTTTTGTTGCAGGCCCTAACAAGACTGCTAATTATTACGAAGATCCAGAAGACAATGCAAACGGTGTTGCAAGTCTATGGACATCATCGTTTGATATCACATCAAGTGACACTGCACCTACTTCGACTCCAATGGACGGCTCATTGTGGTACAACACCATGATTGACGAAATTGATATCATGGTACACAATGGATCAATATGGAAGGGTTATAGCAGTGTTGCAGGCAGCAACCCAACAGGTCCAATTGTTAGTGCAACTAGACCAACATTACAATCTGATGGAACACCATTGGTAAACGGAGATTTGTGGATCAGCACTGCTGATTTAGAAAACTTCCCATTAATCCACAAGTTCAACTTTACAACTAAAAAGTGGGTACTACTTGACAATGCAGATCAAACAACACAAAATGGTGTTTTATTTGCAGATGCACGTTGGAACGTAAACGGCATGAGTGCAGATGCAAGTACTATTGTAGACTTGTTAGACAGTGATTTTGTAGATTTTGACTGTCCAGATCCAGCATTGTATCCAGCAGGCACATTGTTATGGAACTTACGTCGTAGCGGATTCAACGTTAAGAAATATCACGAAAACTATGTTGATGTTCTTGCACGTAATAATCGTTATGGCGACGAAGTAATGACTGACTATTATCCAGCACGTTGGGTCAGCTATGCTGCCAATCAAGTTAACGGTGCAGGATCATTTGGACGCAAAGCTGTTCGCCAAGTTGTGCTTGCTGCATTGAATGCAGAAATTAACGGCAACACAGATTTGCGTGATGAAGAGTCGCGTATTTTCAACTTGATGGCTTGCCC